ATTGGCGATGTTGTACGTCTCTTCCATGATGCTTTGTTCCGGCGTCGTGAAGATCACGCCGCTGCCGAGCGCCGGGATACCGCGTGAACGAACGTCGCGCTGGTGAACAGGATAGGAAGCAATGACACGCGCACGCTCTTCATCGGTGTAGTGCTTCACATCGTAGATGCTCATTTGCGTCATCTTACGATCCGGGTTGCTGTCGTCAGTGAAGCGCCGCACCAGCTTGGTCATGCCTTCGAGTGGCGTGAATGTGGTGAAGCTCAAGCCGCCGCTCGCCACCAGTCGCGTCCAAATCTCAAGGTAGGTTTCTTCGTCAGGCTCTTCGTCGTTCCACGCCCAATCAATCGTCTCGCCCTGAAACTTGGCGCGGCCCTGTTCGTAGGATTTAAACCGCCCGATGGAAATGCCACCGTCCTTGTGCTTCACTTGGATCGTGTCGTATGCGTCCGTTACGCCGCGCGTAAGGGAAATGTCAGGCTGACCATCCTTGCGATAGATGAAGCTCGTCTTCGGTATCATGCCGGTGCCGAACATCGAAGAGACACCCGGCTCGCCGCAGAGAATTTTTTGCTGAATGTCTCGAACCGCGAGGCCGGTGACACCATTGATCCAACCGCGCGTCGGCCTATCCCATCGCCGGCCGCACCACCACTCCGGGTACTCACCCGTCATAAAGCATGTCGCCATGAACGCACCGACATACGTTTTGCCAAGCTGGTTGCCAGCCATCAGGAGAATTTCGTGATGGTTGACACTCGAACGGATGAAGTCGAGTTGCTTGTCGTATGGAACGAAGAAGTCCTTCTTGCGCTCATTCTTGCGCTTGACCGCTTCTTCGGCGGCCTGAAGAACTTCAGCCAGCGTTAGCTTTTGTTTTGGCACGGGCCTCTCCGATCAGGCTGTCGTATTGCTGCAACTCGGCGTGAAGCATCATGTATGCTGCCTTCACCGCCCCGAGGGGATGAAGCTCATCCTCCAACGGCTTCATCATGTCGCGCAGTATCCGCGCTGCATCGACCACGCGCCTTGACGCTGTTAAGAGAACGCGAACGAACATATCCTTCTCCGCGTCCGTCATCGGTATCGGCGTGCCCGCAGGCTGGTTGGGCGCACCGGCTTGGTTCACATCTGTCGCCATGTTTAAACTCCTTGGTTAGCGGAAGATTTCAACAACGAAGAAGCAACACGCTATCAGCGCCAGAACGATGATCGCAAGATATTCGAGCAGCATCCCTACTTCCTGCGGTGTCGCATAGTTGCGCGGCTCGAATGGATCGTTCTCATTTTCCATCTTTGGGCACACCGAGAACATCTTCGATGCCTTCGACCGACATGACCGCTTCCTCCTTCGGCGGCTCTATAATCTCGAATTCCGCGTCCGTGATGTCACTTGCAGTCCCTAACAGAACACGCGGCGCAACGCCAAGCTCCTTGGCCAAGGTCGCGAGACGTTTAATCTGCAAGGCGCGATCATTCGGATCGTCGTGGTGCGTCACATGATGGTCGATGCGGGGATTGAAGCCCGAGCGATCCATGAGCGCAACCGCCGCCTTCAGGCGAACTTTGTTCTCTTCAGTGCGATCCCACGCGATCTCCTTCAATACGTCCACAGCCATCGAGCCGTACAAAGAAAGCCGCCGTGTTGCTTCCTCGCGCATTGCTGCTTTCACCTTCTCGTTGTGGAAGAGAAGGTAGCCTTGCTGACGACATGAAGCTTCGCTGTACCCGGCCGCCCGCGCCGCCAGTGTTTGATTGGCTGACGGCTGTTCGAGCAGGGCTATGACAAACGCCTGCTGCCGAGGGTTGAGAGCTTGCATGGCCGGGCCGAAGTCCGCCGGATCGGTTTCGACTGCCACTAGCTGCACCGGAAGGGACACATCGTTGCTCATGTATGTCATAATAACTTTTTCGCCCAAAATTGCAAGCCCCTTCGAGAAAAATCTGTGGATAACCACGTAAGTAATAATATTGCGCAATATAATTTCAACTCGGGGCCGCGCCGCAGCCCAGCTTCATATGCCTTGAAAAATCGGCCGCGCGTGCGGAGAATTCCGTCAATCCCTAAATTGCGCGCGAAAGGCAAGACCCGCCGGCACCCACCCCGGTCTATTTTGAAAGAATATTGCGTAATCATGGCCGAAAACGACTGATTGTTGCGTGGAATGCTTGGAAAACGAAAGAATGTTGCGTTTTGAAATAATATTTCGCGTTTCATAACATGCGAGCGGCGTGGACCCGAATTAGCAAGCGAAAGAATATTGCGCGCAATAATATTACCTTGCATTGTAAGTAATTATATGACCCTGATCGTACGCAAGAAAACGCAGGCCAAACGCAATTAACGTGCAATGTTCTTGGAATGTGCTATTGCATTCGGTCAACCTAGGGTTTACCTTTGCTTCGCTAAGTCCCGCTCGCCTATGGCGGCGGCGGGCTTTAAGCGATACCAAGGGATAGCGGGACCGCCGGGACCGCGCAAGGAAGGGAATGAACATGGAATATCTGGCGTTTGGGTTGTGTGCATTCGCAGTCTATCGCGTGGCGCGTATCGCTTGGTGCCTCGCGGGTTTGTGACCTTGCGGCGTGCCCTATCGTCGCCTATATGATAGGGCATGGCGCAATGCCAGAACCATTGCAAAGGTAGGGAAAAATGGACGATGCGACCCTGAAGTATCACACGCGAGAGGATTGGTTGCTCGCGGCCGTTGAAGAGTTCCGCCCATGGTTTAAGGATGCCGGCAAGCCTTTGCCGGCTCGCGTGCGTGTGTCTTGTGGCTTTGCGCTCGGCTCGCGTAAGGCAATCGGTCAAGCGTGGAATTGCAAGGCGTCATCCGAAGGACTGGCAAACGTCTTTATATCGCCCATACTCGAAAACGACGCAGGCGACAAATCAGGCGTGTTGCCTACCCTTCTGCATGAGCTTTGCCACGTCGCGTTACCCGAGAAGACTGGACATCGCGCGCCGTTCGCGAAGCTTGCTGCCAGCCTTGGGCTTGACAAGCCATGGACCGCTACTACACCAAGCCCGGACTGTCTGAAGCGTTTAAACGATGTTCGGCGCGTGCTGGGTAAGTATCCGCACGGCCGGCTTAACCCTTCGCAGTTAGAGCGCAAGAAGCAATCGACGCGGCTACTCAAAGCCGAATGCGAAGAATGCGGCTACATTGTGCGTGTTACCGCCAAATGGGTTGAAGAGGCAGGGCCGCCACGATGCGGCATTGCCTCGCATGGCGCGATGGCTGTTGACGGGGAGTAATCTTGCCATTGCGGGCTTGCCCGGCATGGTGCTGGGCAAGACCAGAACGGCAGGCAACTAGGGGTGAAACAATGGCGTACCTAAACCTAGTCGTTAAAGGCACGCGCTACGATGCGGCGAAAGCGGCAAGCGCGCGGCATATCCCGTTCGCATTCTCGCATGAGACAAAGCGCGGTGAGACTGTCGGCCGTGTTGCGACCATGCACCTAGAGGCCGTGCGAGCGTGGCTTGCAGAACCGGGTGAGGCCGTTGCTGGTGTTGGCTTCCCGCCGGGCACGCTCTTGACGTTCGCGGAGATCAACCGATGATGACTAAGGCGACCGCGTGCCTCGTTCTAATCAAGGAAGCGCGCACCACGCGGCGCGCAACTATGGGGAGTGTGCTTCGCACGCTTCGGGCGCTTCGCATTCTTGGCCTGTCGGTCAAGGAGCAGCAAGACGTGATGGTGGAGCTTGACTTAGTTGCGCCGTTGACGTTCAAGCCCTACTGCGACCCAACCCTTTTGATTTGGTGACACCATGACAGGCGAAGCGTTTAAACTCAAAGGCGCGGCGTGCTGGGCTTCGTACCTTATCAATGGGGACGCGAGCGGGCTAACGCCTGCCGAAAAAGTTGCGGCCGATGCGTGGTTGACGCGTGAGGGTATCAAGCGCCGCGACGTTGTGGACTGCGCGGCTGAAGCTCATTTTAGCTGGGCATTCGATCTGTGGACAGGGCTTCCCTCGCATGGTGGCGACGTTCTGGAATACACCATAATCAAACGAGGCGAAGCATGAGCCGCGACAATCTGCCGAACTGGTATTGTGTAGAGCTTCGCGGCGTCTTCCTTGGTCGCGTCTTTTGCACACTCGACCAGTTAAAGGAAGCGTGCGGGCCATATACGACTATAACGGGCAATCTCGCAAACATTTGGGGACCACACTTCGGAAAGGACATCGAACATGCAAACGCCATGGGGTAAAGCCGATAAC